GGTCACAACATTATTGGATTTGATATTCCAGTTGTAGAAAAGTTTGGAGGAGTTAATCTCAGTGATAAAGATATCATTGACACTTTAGTTTTATCCAGACTCTTTAATCCAACACGTGATGGTGGACACAGTCTTGAGACTTGGGGTTACAAGTTAGGCTATCCAAAGATTGAGTTTGAAGATTATCTTAATTACTCTACTGATATGTTAAACTATTGTGTACGGGATGTACAGTTAAACACTAGAGTACTACAAGAACTTCGCAAAGAATCAAAAGGTTTCTCACCTCAATCAATTGAGATTGAACAAGGTGTTGCTCAGATTATGAAACAGCAAGAACAAGATGGTTTTGATTTTGATATACAATCAGCACTTAGTTTGTTAGCAGAGTTAAGAGAAAAGAAACAACTGATAGAAGAAGAAGTACATGAAACGTTTAAACCTAAATGGGTAGACACAAAAGAGGTCACACCCTACATCAAGAAAGACGGTAATCTATCTAAGCGTGGTATGACTGATGAAGAATATCAACGTTGCTTAGATACCAACAACTTCAATCCTTTTATGCGACAAACTTTACAAGAGTTTAATCTTGGTTCTCGTAAACAGATTGGAGAATATCTTATTGACTTTGGTTGGAAGCCAGATAGATTTACACCTACTGGTCAACCTATTGTTGATGAGAAAACATTATCTAAGATAACTCACATACACGAAGCAAAACTTATAGCAGATTTTTTATTACTGCAAAAGCGTATAGCTCAAATTGATTCGTGGGTAGAAGCTGTCAAGGATGATGGTAGAATACATGGATTTGTTATCCCTAATGGTACGATTACCGGAAGAATGACACACAGAAATCCTAACGTTGCACAGGTTCCATCTGTTCACAGTCCTTATGGTAAAGAATGTCGAGCCTGTTGGACTGTACCAGAAGGACACAGCCTTGTAGGTGTAGATGCAAGTGGATTAGAGCTACGTATGTTAGCACATTATATGGATGATAAGGAGTATATAAATGAAATTATTAATGGAGACATTCACACGACTAACCAAAACTTTGCTGGACTTAAATCAAGAGATCAGGCTAAAACTTTCATCTACGCACTCGTTTACGGAGCAGGAGATGAAAAGATTGGAAGCATCATTAAAGGAAGCAGAGCAGACGGTAAGCAGTTGCGAGAACGCTTTCTTAGTAGTCTCCCAACATACAAGTCTCTTAAGGAACGAGTTGACAGAGCAGCTTCAAAAAATTTCCTCAAAGGATTAGATGGTAGGAAGTTGTACATAAGAAACAAACACTCAGCCTTGAACACATTGCTTCAAGGTGCCGGTGCTATTCTTATGAAGAAAGCCTTATGTATTTTATCTGGTAGGCTTAAGCTTAGTGGTACACCACATAAGTTTGTAGCAAACATTCACGATGAATGGCAGATAGAAGTCTCATCTTGTCGAGCAAACAAGGTAGGACAGATGGCTGTTGAATCTATTATAGAAGCAGGTGAACATTTTGATCTACGTTGTCCGATGGATGGCGAATTTAAAGTAGGAGGTAATTGGAGTGAAACACATTAAACAACCAGAGCTATTTGAAAAAAGAACATGTCGTATATGTAAAGCAGAAAAACCATTATCGGATTTTTATTTACGTAAAGATACTAAAACACCATCGTATAGAACAGAATGTAGACCTTGTCAATTAAGAATGGCTAATAAAGAAAGACATGTTATAGGTGGTAAAGAACATTTAAGAATTTTACTAAGAGATGCAACCAAAAGATCAGCAAAGAAAAATGCAAAAGTTTCTTTAACAAAAGAAGACATAAAAGAAATTGCAGTTACTCGTTGTCCAATTTTAGGAATAGAATTAATTATTGGTTCACAAGACTGGTACAACTCTCCTAGTTTAGATCGCATTGATAATACCAAAGGATATGAAAAAGGAAATGTTATTATGGTTTCACACATGGCAAACTCTATTAAAAATCAAGCAACACCAGATCAGATACTAAAAGTAGGTAACTTTTATAAAAAGTTATATGATAAAAAAGGAATAAAGTATGACAAATAAAACCAAAACCCTTGACACATTAGTCGAAGATATATATAATAAGATAGGTGTACTTGCTGATGGTGAGCATATTGATCTAGACCCAGAGACTATCGATCAGTTTGGTGAGTCTATGAAAGAGATACTTTACAAGTGGTCTCATCCTGAACCAAGAGGTGATGCAACCTTACGTATGTCTAACATAGGTAGGAAGTCACGACAGTTATGGTTTGATATGAAGTCAGAAGGTACTCCAGAAAGGATGCCACCTTCTTTATTCATTAAGTTTTTATATGGACATTTACTTGAAGAGATAGTTATATTTCTTATCAAGCTATCTGGACATACAGTTACTGATGAACAGAAAGAGATCAAGGTATCTGGAATCAAAGGACACATGGATTGTGTTATCGATGGAGAGGTTGTTGATATTAAGACAGCTTCCGGATTTGCTTTTAAAAAATTCAAGGATGGTACTCTAGCAGAGAACGATATGTTTGGTTATATGGCTCAACTTGCAGGGTATGAACAAGCACAGGGTACAGACAAAGGTGGATTCCTTGCTCTTAATAAAGAGTCAGGTGAGTTAGCTTTGTACAGACCTGATAACTTTGACAAGCCTAACATCAAGAAAAAGATTACAGATATAAAGAAAGCTGTTAAGTTAGCAACACCACCAGAACTATGTTACAGTCCTGTTCCAGATGGTAAGTCTGGTAATATGCAGCTACCTAGAGAGTGTGTATATTGCAGACATAAGTTTGAATGTCACAAAGATTCTAATGAGGGTAAAGGTTTAAGAGTATTTAAATATTCTAATGGTTTAAAATATTTAACTCAGACACCCAAGCCACCTAAAGTTATAGAGGTAACACAGATATGAGTGGAAGAAAATCAAAACAATTAAGACGTAAAGCAGAAGACTTACTCATAGAGTGGTTAAGAACTATGGTTCCAGATGGAGAAGATACATCTAAGATACACAGAAATAATCTGAATGAGTTCTTGCCAGAACAAACACACATCTTTGCTAACAATAGATTTCTTCTTAGTGCATATAGTTTACGATGGTTTTACAAACAGGTTAAACGGAATCCACAGCTAACGCTTGGAGACCTTAATGCCTAGAAGAGTACCTAGAAAACCTAGACCTAAAAAGATTAACGTACCTAAAGGGTATGACAGTCGATGGGAGTATGACATTCATTTAGGTATACTTCAAGACTGGAAACACCATTGGGATGTCATACAATATGTCGTTGAACATAAATACGAAGCTGACTTTGTTAGAGACATAGATGGTAAAACAATTTTATTGGAAGCTAAAGGTAGATTTTGGGACCACGCTGAGTACAGTAAATATATTCATATTAGAAAAGCATTACCAAAAAATACTGAGTTAATATTTTTATTTCAAAAACCTTTCTCTCCTATGCCGGGAGCAAAGGTAAGGAAAGACGGGACAAAAAGAACACATGCTGAATGGGCTGAAACAAATAACTTTACATGGTATAGCGAAGAGACTTTACCGAAGGAATGGAAAAATGAGAAAGAGTAATTATAAATTTAATGAAGACAAACTATTACAAGAGCTTAAAGGATACATTGATGCTACATACAGTCAGCATTATGCATCCGATAAATATCAGGCTACCGATGTTATTATTGATTCGGGACACGGTGAGGGCTTTAGTCTTGGTAATATTATGAAGTACGCTAAACGCTATGGAAATAAAGATGGAAAGAACAGAAAAGACTTGCTAAAAATCTTACATTATGGTATAATAATGCTTAACATTCACGACACAGAGAACTCATAATGGTAGATGATAAAGTAGGTATCAAGGAATATCTTGGTATAAAAATAAATTATAGTAACGAAAAAAATTTAGATAAGTTCAGCCTTGACACACTCAAGGATAGATATTTATGGGAGAATGAAACACATGCACAAGAAGCATTTGCCAGAGCATCAGTCTTCGCAGCCACCTACAAAGGTCACACAGATTTTGAATTGGCTCAAAGACTTTATCACTACAGTTCCTCTTGTTGGTTCATGTTTAGCACTCCTATACTTAGTAACGGGGGAACAAGTCGTGGTCTTCCTATTAGCTGTTTCCTCAATTATGTACCTGATAGCAGGACTGGTCTATCAGATCATTATGACGAGAATATTTGGTTGGCAAGTTCAGGTGGAGGTATTGGTGGATATTGGGGAGACATCAGGAGTAACGGTGTTTCTACTACTCACGGTAGTAAGTCTACTGGTTCAATTCCTTTCATCCATGTCGTAGATTCACAGATGTTAGCCTTTAATCAAGGCACCACAAGACGTGGTTCTTATGCAGCTTACATGGATATATCTCATCCAGAGATTGAAGAGTTCATTAACATGCGTAAAGAATCAGGTGGGGATATTAATCGTAAGAATCTTAATCTTCACAATGGTATTAACATTACCAATGAGTTTTTGAAAGCTGTTGAAGATGATGCAGACTGGAGATTGGTAGACCCTAAAAGTAATGAAGCGATTAAGGTTGTTAATGCTAGAGACTTATGGTGGCAGATCATTAATGCTAGAGCAGAGACAGGTGAACCTTACATGGTCAACATTGATAGATGTAATGAAGCTTTACCCAAACAACAAAAAGATTTAGGATTAGAAATAAAACAGAGCAATCTTTGTTCTGAGATTACTTTACCTACTAACGAAGAGAGAACAGCAGTGTGTTGTTTATCTTCTGTAAACCTAGAATACTATGATGAATGGTCAGAGAATCCAATGTTCATAGATGATTTGATAACCATGCTTGACAACGTTCTTCAACACTACATTGATAACGCTGTTGACACCGATAACTTAGGAGAGTACAATGCAAACTTTAAAAGGTTTCAAAAACATATTAAGCCGGGCAAAGAAGGGTTTCTTAAATCTGCCTACTCTGCTTATCGAGAAAGGTCGTTGGGTCTCGGTGCGATGGGCTTCCATTCGTATCTCCAATCACGCAACATTCCTTTTGAAGGTATCTTCGCTACGGGTTTCAATTATAAAGCTTTTAAATACATTAAAAAACAGGCAACCAAAGCTTCTGAAAGACTTGCAGACGAAAGGGGTGAAGCTCCTGATGTCAGTGGCAGTGGCAGGAGGAACGCTCATCTACTCGCTGTTGCTCCTAACGCTAGTTCTAGTATCATATGTGGTGGTACTTCTCCTTCGATTGAGCCATATCGTGCTAACGTTTATACGCACAAGACTCTCTCAGGTTCTTTCCAAGTTAAGAACAAATACCTAGAAGAGATACTACAAGATAAAGGTTTAAAGAAAGATGAGTTGACTGCATTGTGGAAAGACATTGCAGGTAACGAAGGTTCAGTCCAGCATCTAGATATATTAACCGAGGAAGAAAAAGAAATATTTAAAACTGCTAATGAGATAGACCAGATATGGATTATAGAACATGCTTCTAAACGTCAAGAGTTTATCTGTCAAGCACAATCAGTTAATCTTTTCTTTACACTTCCTAAAGCTACCGAACCACAGGAAGTACATGATGAGTACATGCAGTACGTTAATGATGTACACTGGTATGGTATGAACAAACTAAAGTCTTTGTATTACTTTAGAACTAATGCTGCTAGAAATGCAGAGAACGTAAACATTAAAGTTCAGCGTATTAAATTAGATGATGCTGAATGTATAGCTTGTGAGGGATAGTATGGGTTGTTGGCACTGTGGAACAGAATTAATATGGGGTGGAGATCACGACATAGAAGATGAGAACGATGAGTATATTATGGAAACTAATTTAAGTTGCCCTAAATGTAACTCGGCTGTTATCATTTATTTACCAAAGGATTAATATGAAACAATCAGAATTTGACAAGGTGTTTAGTCAGAAGTTTTCTGGCTTTACAAGTAGGATGTGGTTAGATTATTGTGATGAAAATAATAATCCATTCGCAAAAACAAAAGATTACGCAGGATACGTAATTGAAAATTTAAAATATTTAGTTAAGAGATTTAACAAGGAGAACAGATGAGCTTATTAGATACAAGAGATTACTACAAACCATTCGATAATCCTTGGATGTTTGACTACTATGTATTACAAAACCAAATGCATTGGATGCCGGAGTCAGTCCCATTACATACAGATGTTAAAGACTGGCAGGAGTTAGACTCAAAAGAAAAGAATTTACTAACACAAATATTTAGATTGTTTACTCAATCAGATGTAGATGTTGGTGCCGGATATGTTGATAGATACATGCGTATCTTTAGAAAGCCTGAAGCTAGGATGATGATGGGTTCGTTTGCGAACATGGAGTCTATTCATCAACATGCTTACAGCTTACTGCTTGATACTGTTGGTATGCCTGAGATAGAGTACAAAGCTTTTGCCGAGTACGAGGAGATGGCTGATAAGCATGAGTACGTACACAAGATTAAGACAACTAAGTCTGATAAGAAAAGTATTGCAAAAACTTTAGCAGTTTATTCAGCTTTTACAGAAGGACTACAGTTGTTCAGTAGCTTTGCAATCTTGTTAAACTTTCCAAGGTTTGGTAAGATGATAGGTATGGGACAGATAGTTAC